CCATTAAAGAACTATTTTTAACAACATCAATAGTACCACTGGCATATTTATATTTTGTATTTAACTGACTTATAGTATTATTAGCTTGTGTTAACTGATTCATCAAATCTTGTACACTAGCGTCTGAACTATCAAAACTTGTTTTTATTTTCTCTGATAACTCAACAAGTGTGTTATTCAAACTTGCTTCTATATTCTTTAATGCTAAAGTGTTTATAATACTTGTTTTACCATTCTTAAATCCTTCTCCAATCTCTATCAACTTAGTTGATATATCTTGTAAAGTTGCATCAGATTGAAGTGGCATTATTTCTTTACTTATACTTAAAATCTTCTCAGCAGTTGCACCCTCTGCGTCTGTAGCTACTATTTTAAGTGTGTGTATTGCATTGTCTGTAAGTTCATAGTTTATTGTTTTTTCTGTTGTTAAATCTGTTGTGATAGTTTCTTTTAATACATCATCTATAAAATATTCTATCTTAGTCAATAAAGTGGGGTCTGTGTGGTCAGCTTTAAAGGTTGCTGTAGTTGAGTTATATGAAGATATGTTCAAGAATGGTAATGCTTGTAGTAATGTTATTTTAGCATAACCATGAGCATTACTAGTATTATCACCTGCGATACTATTAACATTTTCTAACCAATATTCAGATGTAGGTATATATCCTTTTGGTTTATAACTATCTTTAGTTAAAACATATCCGCTTCCACCTCCACCTACGCCACTAGAAGAAGCTCCAGCACCACCATACCAACCACCACCGCCAGCATAAACATTACCAATACCACCTTTTCCAAATGAACCATTGCCACTATTAACAGTTACACCACCTTCGTATTGAGTGCCACCAGTACAAGTAGTTCCAGCACCAACACCCATGCCACCTGCAAATCCACCACCTAAACCAATTGAATAAAAAGAAGAAGTACCAATAGAACCTCCGCCCCCTGCTACAATTATACGTGATAATAATCCTTGCTCATCATTCCAAACACCTCCAATAAGTCTTATATCGGTAGCTCCGCCTCCACATGTTGTAAATTTAGGGTCTACACCTTCATTAGGACCTCTTCCCCCTCCATTAAAACCAGCCCAGTCGCTAATGTTACTAAACTTTTTGTACCCACTTTCACCAGCATAAACATATAATATAGTTTCTTTTTTTAATGTGAGTTCTCCTTTAGAATAGCCACCTTTAGCACATTCAGTCCACTCATCAAAACGACCACCTCCACTAGCACCCCAACATTCTAATTTATACTTACCAGGTTTTAATGTAACTTTTTTCCCTGCTCCAATATAATCAAAATTCCATTCAGTCTGCATTTTCTCACTCTCCTCTCTTAAATAGGTAACATATCATTTATTGTATTTATATTAACCTCATTAAATTTTTTTATCTTTGCAACAACTTCATCTATTGCCCCTTGAACATTTGTAGCAGTAAGATTACTTGTTGCATTATTATAACTTGTTTTCTCTGCTGTTGTTTCTATACTATCTACACTAGTTTTTACCTCATTTAATGCACTAACTATATTTGTTTTATCTGTTGTTTCAAGTAGTGTTGTATCACCTATTTTATTATTAATCTCTGTTTTAGTAGTTTCTATGTTGCTTGTTAATTCTGTTTTAGTTGTATCAATTTTAGTATTAACAGTACCTATTTTAGTTTCTAAGTCTTGTATATCTTTGAGTGTTGCAAAGATTATTGTTGGGTCAATTTTAAGTTCTATATTATTAACATTAGATACAACAAAAATAGTTTTTACCTTCATGTCAATAACTGCTCCATCTTCCACTTTAGGTTTATATGCTGACCTATACTTTGATATAGCAAGTAAATTACCTTCGGTATCTAAATAACCTATCTCTCTAACTACAAATCCACCAGCACTAGCAGGTATTAGACTCTCTAAAATCAAGCAATTTGTCATACTTTCATCAGTTTTGACGTTTCCTACTTTACCTTCCCAAACTACATTTTTTAATATGGTTTGTTCCTCTGTAGGATTATACTCATTTCCTCCACCATCTCCAAGTTGAATCTTGACAAAATCAACTTTTCCTCCTACTAGACTTGCATTTGCTATCTTAGCCTTACCTATGTCTGTTAATATTGTGTAGTAACTTTTCTCTGTAGCCAAACTACCACCTCCTATCTAATAAATAGTTATTTCTTGGTATCCAAACCCATTACCACTAAGTATATTAATCTCTCCTTGTGTTTCAATATCACTAGGTGACCATGGGTAAATTGTAATCTCATGCCCTGTGATTGTTGTTGCTCCAAAATTCATATAATTGTCTTTGCTTATAAGCACTCTAGTGTAATCTAGTGTCATGTTACATGGCTTAATATTACTTACAAAAGAATGAACTTCCTCAAACCAATCTTGATTTCTAGCATCACTCTCAAGGTGTATGTTATAAGTAGCATTATTAATAGTTAATTCATAATTGCCTTCTCCAACTACATTATCTAGCCAGTTCCTTAAAAATCTCTCTGAGTAAGGTAGTTTACTTATATATTTACTAAAAATCCTAAACCTTCTATCTTCTAAACTCTCATTACTTTTAGGAGTTATAGACATTATCTTTTCCCATCTTTTTATACCACTTATAGTTAGGTCCTCTAAAAACTGGTCATTTGATAGGTCCTTTAATTTATCATGTAATGTTTTTATTTCTTTGTTTTCTGCATTAAATACTTTTATATATTCTTCTTTATCTTGTAGAATTTGTGGCAAGTAATTTATTAGATTAATCTCTTTATCCAACTACCTCACCTCTCACTACTATACTGTTACTATCTATTGTTAGATTAGATTTAACATCATTTATCATTGTGTTTGTAATATCTAACACTCCATCTATACTTAACAAACGAGTTTCTATCTGAGATATACGGACTATTAAGTTTTCTTCATCTTCCCAACTCATATTAAGTTCATTTAAATAGTCATCAACTGCTTCTTCTGCAATTGTTTTTATATTCTCCCATGTATATCCACTCTTATATGTTATTTCTGCTGATATATTTATAGTTGTACTTGTAACTCCTTCAACTGTGACTCGGTGTCCAATTGGTGCTAATCCAAGACCTTCTCCTTGGTTTTGTAGAGGGTCAATTTCTTCTTGTACTAGGTTAACTAAATCACTAGATGGTACTTTAAAATTAGAGTTAATTATTACTAATTTAACAGTCCCTCCACCATTCCAAACAGGATAAACCTTAACTCCTCCAACATCCTGTATCTTGTTAACTTCATCCTTATAGTTTTGTATATTTCCACCAAATGACTGAGAATTCAAACTATTATAATATCTTTGTCTTAAACTGTTCTCAGATTCTTCATCTTCTCCATTTATCAATATTTCTGTCAGTTCTGCTGTTTCTAATTTGTCTACATATTCAATTGGAATCAACTGACCAAGTTCAAAAATAGGTCCAGTAGTTTCGCATTTCATTTTATATATACCTTCGCTAATCCTTTCAGTTGCAATATAATTGTATTCTCCTAGGTTGAATCTTGAATCAAGAGGAATATCTATATTGAAAACACCTTTAGCAATCGTATGAGTGGCTGGTAAAGGTGTGATTCCTCGCTCTTTGCATCTTTTCTCTAAATAATAGTAACTAGCAGTATCAACAAAAGTTTGGTCTAACATTTCATCCATTGCAATGTATGTTTCTGTAAGCTCCGCTGCAACAGGTGCCAAGGCATTATATATTATAGAACCTTCTCTTTTATCAAAAGTATCTGGTACACTATCTAACATTCTTTTAATTATATTTTCAAATGTCATAAGTTCAAACAATTATACACTCACCACCTTCTCTGCTTTTATATTTCCATATTTACTGTAAACTGTGAACTTACAATGTACTTTACCCTTTACATTTTGAAACTCAAAATTATCTACATTTTCAACCCTATCATCTTGAATTAGTGCTTCTTTGATTCGTCTTTCAAGTTCGGGTATTACAAAGGATATAGGCTCTCCAATAAGGTCGTTCAACTCGACTCCATAATTTCTACTGTATATTAAATGCTCATACCTCTCTGTGTTTAAAATTAAAAAGATGGTTTGTTTTAATGCTTCAACATCATCACAAATACCATCTATCTTAGATTTTTCTATATTTAATTTAAAGGTCTTACTTGGTTCTTGCCTTACATCAAAATTAATTATTGAGACATCTTCAATGTCATAATCTAAATTATCGCTTGGTAACACTTCATCACATCCTATCCAATACTAAATATTGTTGTCCTCCTTGCATACGAATTAAGACTACTTTATCTCCTATTTTTTTATCTGTATATCTTTTAAATGTATCTGTCTGTATTAAAAAAAATTCTTCAAAGGATGCTTTTTGCTCTATCTTAACTACTAAAGGATTAACACTTTCTATAGTTCCAAATGCAAGAGTCATTGGATTACTTGTTTCTACTGCATCCATTGCAGCCTTCTTGATTACTTGTAATAATTCTTGTGACACTTTATCACCTCACTTATATAAATCTTCTTACATGTGTGTACGCTTTTCCTTTTCTATAAGAATTAACAGACTCTATTTTTACCACATCTCCTGTTTGTGGTGAATGAATTATTTGATTGTTTCCAATATACATTACAACATGATTACTACTACCTCCACCAATTCTACATAATAAGTCTCCTGCTTTCCACTTACTTCTATCTTTTAAATCTACTGCTTTTCCTGCTTTACTTTGTGCAGAAGCAGTACGAGGAATTTTTATACCTATTTGTTTATAACACCATTGAGTAAATCCACTGCAATCAAAAGTATTAGGTCCTGTAGCTCCATACACATAATTACAACCCAGTTTACTTTTTGCTACACTAATTAGTTTATCTGCTTTAGAGTTGTTATTTGTAGATGTATTAGCATTGTTATTGTTTTGAACTTGATAAGTTGTATCTTTTAAATTCTTTTCTGCTTCTTCATTGCTCCCAACTCCTGTACCTGCACTATTAGAACTATATGCATTTCCTGTTATTTGTTTATAAAATTTGCCTACTCCTGGTACCCAATCTTTATTAAGAGGACTGTCATAAAGAGGTGCATATTTATCTCTTATACTTTCTAATGTTTTCCTTCCTGTAT